TCTTCTCCAGCACCAAAACTCATCTTCTGACCTAGAATAATATCCTTCTTATTGATTTGTGCAGAGTTGATAGCAGTAGCAGCCATCTCAATATCAGACTGAGATTGAATTTTAATAGATCCACCCGCTAAAACTAATTCTTCAACAGCTTCGATTCTAATTATATTTGCTTTTATAATTCTTTCTGATCCTTTAGCTTCATCTATATAATCCCCATAACATATGATGTTTAATGCTTGTCCATCACCTTGTGGTTTTTGATTATCACCTTCGTTAAACTCCATATTAACTCTGCCCTCATGTTTATGAAGACCACCATATGTTGTGATATTCAATTTTCCACTAGCAGCACCTTTATTAGGATCTCTTGCTCCAGTCATGACAGTAATTCTCCCATCATTATGGAAGGTCATTGCATTATCAGAACCTGAAGGACCATCAATACATAATGCTGTTGTGAGTTTATCTGGAAGTATTCTTTCGTAGATAGATGCTCTTGTCCTATACCCTTTATAGGCATAAGACAACCTAATGCCACTGGTATCTTGTGTTTCATCAGGAGTTAATGGTTTTGCAATACCATCCTTCTTAATACTATTATAGGTTTTTTGTGAAGCTGCTGACATTATCTACATCTCCTAAGGACAATCAACATAACGACCTGTACCAATTTTAGTAGAACCAATCTTGGAAAGTCCATCTGTATCTAGACATACTAATGAAGGTAACAATTGTCCTCCATATCCACCACCGCCAACGACTTTGATCTCAGGAAATCCTTCAAAAGTTTTTGTTCTATTGAGAATTCTAGCACCAATTAAAAATCCATCATCATTAATGATAGCTTCTGCTAATCCTGGTTCATCATTAATAAAAATCTCTGGTTTAACTTTATATCCAATTCCAAATTTAACAGCGGTAAATGTATCAATGACACATCTCTTGTCGTTATCATCAGAGCGGTTTTTCTTATAACCAAATCCTGGTGAGATGACACGAATTTCAGTTAAGAATCCATTGTCATCTAATAATGCCGTTGCAGTTGCACCAACTCCTTCCCCACCAATGAATACGAATGGTGGTTCTGCCCATGGATCGCCAGGATTATCCACAGGAATTTCGATAATACCACCATTATCATCAGTAATTACATCAGGAATATTAATTGCAGGTGGTTTAAACTCCTCAAATACACTCTCAATAGAATCACCAACACTTTCATCAAAATCAGGAAGGTTTAGATCTTTTCTTGATACAATTAAAACATCTGCAGTAGCTCCCTTACCTGTAATAGCAAAAGTTAGATTTTCTGCCTCTTCTACTACATCATCTTCTGCAATACCAACAGTTACTTGTGCTTTTCCATTGTTAACAACAAATGATCCAGTTAAAGACCCATTAATGATATCATCAGATGTAATACCTTGACCGAATAAGTTGTAGAATAAAATAGTTCCATTATCTACATTACTAGTAGTAATTGAATAGATAATAAATTCATCTTCTGGACAAATAGATCTGTTAGCTACAACTTCATAAGAAGGTGTAGTGTTAGATGGATCGTCGGTAGGATCATTTGGCGTACCATCTCCATCATCATCAGGAGGAGTCACAGGATCTTCAGGAACATCAATATCAATTGGATTTTCTGCTGGTGGTTTGTATGGAGGATATACTTCTTTAATTGGTTGTGGTGAAATCTCACACTCTGCAATATTAGATGTAAAAAATGATTTGATTCCGCTACTATCAATTGGACTATTTTTCTTGATACTTACATAAAATTTTTCTGTTGATCTATCAGATAATGGATCTCCAAACGTCCGAATCTCAACAGTTTTTGAAGTTTCTTCTGGTTGAAAACCAACAATTGTATTTGCTGGTAAGTAATCCTCCTCAGGAGTTGCTGTACCTTGTGTATCTAAAGTTTTGAATGTAACAGAAGAAGCAGATCCTAGGTATCCAGAACGATTAATTGTGAATATAGCAATATCACCCCTAGTTACTTTAATATCTTGAATATTATATGTAATTTTTGGTCTCTTTGTAGATACATCATCAGGACCTTTTGGTGTATATGGTAAAGGAACACCTCCAGTAAATCCAATAGTAGTAAGTGTTAATGGATTTCCAGTATATGCTTCTTCACAAACATACTGTGTATAATCACCAGGAGTATCTCCAAATAGATTATCAATACTACTCAAAAGATTATCCAAGAAATCTTCATCATCTTTTTTCTTTTCTTCTTCTCCATTAGTACATGCTTTCTTGTACTTATTACATGTTTGATCTGGACCAGAACAAGAAATGCCAAGAAGTTTTAGAACAAAATTGATAGCTTGACCAATCATATTAAGTGGTTCAGCAATAGCACCAAGAATATCTTGTAAAGGTCCTAATATTTTACCAAGGATTTCAGTAATCAACTGATTGATCTTAGAGATGATTCCATTTACAAACTCATCTATATGACAAATAGCAGCGCGATATGCTTTGTTGACATAACTCATCAATACATTTGTTAACCATGCCATCAAACGTTCACCCAAGTCTGCCATTTGACAACCAAGGTCTTTCAAAGCATTGTTGAAGAATTCTGTTACAGGAGTTAAAGCATTACCAGTTTCATCTGGTTTCAGTAATGCCTTCACTAAGTTGTCTACAGCCTCCTGTAATTGTTGTTTAATATAACCTTTAATTCTTGCCAAGAACTCAGTAACAACACGCTGTGCTTTGTTAATAGATGTTCTAGCCTTAGCAATTGAACTGTTTACACCACCACTAACTTTGTTAACATAAAAATCTCCAATGTTGCCACCATTATTCTGTATATCAGCTAACATCTGACCAACAATATTGGTCATCTGTGTTTTTAAATCTTGGTCTTTGCATTTTTCAGCAACACTTTGACACCACTCTTCTCTTTTTAATCTTTCTTTTGTTGCTGGTGGTACAGGAACGTCTTCTCTCTTTTCACCATCTTCATCCTCAACTTCTCTTCCTGTAGATAGACCAGAACCTGTTCTAGCACCCTTTTCAGAAACACCTGATGTTTCAGTAGTACCTGGTTCAGTAACTTCTTCTACCCCATCTTTATATGGGTCAACTTGTATTTTATATACCTCTCCTGTAACAAATGCTTTTCTTTCTGGTCCTGGCGTATTAATAATCTTTGTAGCTGCAGGTGTTTGACCAATAGAACCTAAGATAATAGGTTTCTGTTTGTCTGCGTCTACATAAAATCCAGTTACCCAGCAACCTTCAATTAACTGAGAAGCTGCACCACCAACATTACCTGGCATGAATGGTGTTGTAACTGGCATCATCACGGTTGCCCATGGCAAAGCAGCAGTAGGAAGAATATCCTTATTACCAGGATGATCTCCTACAATTCTTACCTTATAACGATATCCACCTTTATTGTTTTTATCGTCATCTACAGTTCCTTCTACTTGTCCAATCCACCAAGCGTATCCATCGGATCCAATTTGATTTACTGGTACTAACCGTGATAATGAGTCATCCATATTCAATCATCATATACTAAACATTCTGGTTCAGAAGGGTTTTGATCACAATAAAGTTCAAGATATGAAGGATCGTGATGATCACCTGCTTCAATATCTTTCTTATTATGTTCTGCATACTCTTCTAATTCATGCAGTTCACCTTCAATGTGACGACGTTGTTGCGGTGAAATAGTAGGATTCTCAAGAATCTCTTTGTCCTTTTCGATATGCTGTTCGATACTGTCCATAAGTAGGTAGTTTCCTTTAGTTATTTATTTACTATGTGAGGACACTTTATCCTTTTGTCCATAAGAGTCTCTCATCAAGCGCAATGTGGTGTAAAATGTACCATTTGATCCAGATAAAGGATCAAAAGAATGCGTTACTTCTTGAATCAAGTATTGTCCGCTACTCTCCAAATCGAAAGGTTCGTCCTTTCCTAATGAAGTTGGTAGCTTACTGACTAGTCTAACATTAATTCTGTCTCCTGCACATATTTCAGCATTTCCAGGTATTACGATACTACACTTCTGATTTGTAAGTAACCTATACCTTGCTATAGATTGTGCCATATAATATTTTTGCCAATCAGCAAATTTTGTTGGGGATTTAGATTTATCTTTTGGTTCTGGTGAAGCAGGTTCGAGTTCATTAGACCAAGATTCATGATCTAAGTATACTGACATAATTCTACTAGGGTAATCAGATAATTCTACATTTTGTACAGGAATTAAAGAAAGAGAATCTTGTCCTCCAAGATGTGACATGTTATCATAACTATCTTTAATTTTATAGACATACTCTTCATATTGCCCTGTTGAATGATTGAAGAATACTATTAAAGAAGAATATTTTCCCACTCTTAAAGATGCAAGAGTATCAACCTCAGAATCAAAGATAGATTTTTTAATTGTAAATCTTTCATCCGCACCATCTCCAATATTTCCCAATCTTTCAGTATAAGGTTTATTTGGTGCATCACCCCATGCTTTTACCTGTAATCTATCAGATTTTAGAGGACTTTTATCATCAGCACATAAAGAATCAACTGCAAAGAAATTATATCCTCTACGTGTTTCCCAAAAGAAAAATCCACCACTGCCTTTAATTTGTTGTTCTGATTTATTATTGTTTGATGTATTCTTAGTTTCAAACTTAGCTTTAGGAGAAATACTCTTAACTGCTAGTTGTGTAATAAGATCAAATGGTCTTTTATTATTAGGAATTATTTTATTTTCAAATAAAGAAGGTTCTGAGAAAAACTCTTTTTGACTACCAATATATTCTGGTTGTTTTATCATCTTTTTAATAATCCCCTCAGGATTACCTTCCATTACAACATTAACTCTTGTAATTTCATTCGCCAATGCTTCAGGAGATATTAAACCAATTTTATATACTTGTTTCTGTTGTTGAGCAAAACGATCAGAGACTCTCCAAAGAACCATATCATATCGAATTGGAACCTCACTAATATTTGTCAACATTTCAATAATTACCCTTTCTCCACCTTTAATAGGAAGAGATCCAAGTAAACCAGCACTATCAACTAGAGTAGCACCAGCTACTATAAAGGGACTTAAAATAGACTCAATATATTCAAAATTTGCAACTAATTTTTTAATCTCAATATCTGTATTAGTTCCTCCCTTAAAAATTCTAAAACTTTTAAGTACGAAATCAGTTGGTGAAGAAAAATTTTCCATA